TCATGCCATGGCCTCCTCGGTTGCCGCCGCTGGTTGCATCTCCCTGATGATCTGCCCGATGCCGTTGGCGTGCAGGCGCAGTTCAATGTTGGTCGGTGACACCACCACTTTTTCCACCAGCAGCCTGACGATGCGCGACTGCTCCGCCGGGAACAGTTGATCCCAGACCAAATCCAGCCGGGTCATGATCACAGTGATTTGTGCCTCGTCGATGCCAGCATCGAGATTTTTCACCTGCGGCACAATCTCACCAATCATCGAAGGATTACGCATGATGCCGCGCAACTGGTCGAGCACCGCGCCTTCCAATTGCGCGGCTGGCAATCTCGGCAAACCCGATGCCCCGGCGTACTCCTTGGTGTCGCGCTGTGGAATGTAATACCGGTAGCTGCGTCCTTGCCTGTTGGTGGAATGCCACGGCGACAAGGCGTAGCCGTCGCTGCCGAATACAATCCCCTTAAGCAGAAACGGCACCTTGGTGACGCGGGTAGTTTTGGCGCGCTGTCGCCCGTTGACGGACAGGATGGCCTGCACATCGTCCCAAACCTGCTGGTCGATGATCGGTGGATGCTCCGCTCGGTACCACTGCTCCTTGTGCCGCAGCTCCCCAAGGTAGGTGCGGTTGTTGAGCACCTTGTACAGCAGGCTCTTATCGATCGGCTTGCCCGTGCGCACCTTGCCGTCCTGGGTCACCCATGCCTTGGAGGTTGCACCGTCCAGCCGCATTTCCTTGACCAGCAAGGTGGTCGAACCGACCTCGACGAACCGTTTGAAGATGTGCCGCACCAGATTGGCCTCCTTGAGATTGGGCACCAGTCGGCGGTTTTCCACATCGTAGCCCAAGGGCGGGATGCCCCCCATCCACATGCCTTTCTTCTTGCTGGCCGTGATCTTGTCGCGAATGCGCTCGCCGGTGACCTCCCGCTCGAACTGGGCAAACGACAGCAGGATATTGAGCATCAGCCGCCCCATGCTGGTCGTGGTGTTGAACTGCTGGGTGACGGAAACGAATGACACGCCGTGGCGCTCGAACACATCGATCATGCGCGAAAAATCTGTCAGACTGCGGGTCAGGCGGTCGATTTTGTAGACCACGACGATGTCGATCTTGCCTGCCTCGATGTCCACCATCAGCCGTTTCAGGCCGGGACGCTCCATGTTGCCGCCGGAGAATGCCGGATCGTCATAGTCGTCCGCGACCGCAATCCAGCCTTCGGCACGTTGACTGGCGATATACGCATGCCCAGCGTCACGCTGGGCGTCGATGGAGTTGTACTCCTGATCCAGCCCTTCTTCACTGGATTTGCGCGTATAGACGGCGCAGCGCATGCGGCGCTTGATGGGCTGGTTCATTTCCGTGCTCCTTGCTTGGGTTTCTTGGCGGTTTCCTGTTTGCGCAATCCGAAGAACAGCGGGCCAGACCACCGGGTACCGGTAATCTCGCGGGCGATGACGGACAGGTTGTCGTAGCGCCGCCCTTGATATTCGTAGGTGCCCTCGGCCTCGATGGTCACCCGGTGCTCGACGTCCTGATACAACCGGGTCAGCACGGAGCCAACCGGCGGGATGTAATGCTTGGTCGGCGTTTGCATTTTGCCGCGCTCGATCAGGGTGGCGATTCGGTGCTGGTTGCTCTCCAGCATGTTCCGATCGACCTTGCGGAACTCGATCATCTGCAACTTGTGAGCTATGCGGCGCTCGAGAAACTGCCTGTTGTGCGTCGGCGTGTCGCCGCCGAACAGGCGTTTCCACAATGCCTTGATCGCTGGCATATCCAGGCTCGGCAATTGTGTGATCTGCGCTACGACCGATGGCGGCGTGACAAATGGGCGGGCTTTCTGATTCATCGGCTCTCCTTTCTCTTGGGTGGTTTGGAGACCGCATGAACGCTTCGTTCCGGCGGAATGGCAAGTTCAAACTCGCTCTCTGTGGCGAGGTGTTGCGGCGGCATTCTGAGCCGGGCAATGCCGCGTGCCAGCAACTGGCCGACCTCCTGCCTGCGCTGCTCGACCGTCATCCGGTCCGGTGGGGTTTGGTTCACATCCATCATTGGGTAGCACTCCTTCTGTCATCAAACTCGTCGATGCAGGGATTGTGATCTGCCGAATGGAGCAATCTGGCGAGAGATTTGAGAACGATTGCGAACGGATGCGAACCAGTGATAAGGATATGTGAATTTTTTTGACGAGAGAACGCCCGTTCTCTACAATATATCCCATGACAATATCCAAATCCAAATCGTCCAACGACCAGGAACACTTGGCACGGCTGCAGGCGTACTACGCCGAGTACCGCACCTTCCCGTCCTATGCCCGGCTGATGGATTTACTCGGCTTCGCCTCCAAGTCCGCCATCAAAAAGGTCCTCGAACGTCTCGAAGTTGCCGGGATGCTGGGGCGCACCCCGGATGGTGACTGGGCTCCGAGTGACCGGTTTTTCGAGCGCACGGTCGCCAGCCAACCGGTTCCGGCAGGCACGCCGGTTTCCGTGTCCGACGAGGCCTGCGAGCAGGTCATGCTCGATCGCTTCCTGATCGAGAAACCGGCTCAAACGGTGCTCATCCGAGTCAAGGGCGAATCAATGATCAATGCGGGCATACACGATGGTGACCTCGCCATCGTCGAGCGCCGCCATCATGCCCAGCCCGGCGATCTGGTGATCGGGGTCGTCGATGATGAATTCACGTTGAAAACGCTCGGTCGGGACAAACAGGGCTATCACCTGATTCCGGCCAATCCGGCGTTTTCAATTATCCGCCCGCAGGGCAAGCTGGAAATATTCGGGGTCGTCGTCGGCCTGGTACGCAAATATTCATAGAGGGATCGCTATCGATGAAAATCTTCAACCCGCGCCACTTCCTCCGACACATCTCCATGCCGACGCTGCGCGAATTCACTGAAGCGCATGTTCTTGGCGCGCGGTTAACTATCGACTGGGATCAGCCCCCGGAAACCCTACCCACGATATTGTCGGATGCCATCGAGGTACTGGACACATCGCTGCCCAATGCCGACCTACCCGCCACCGAACGCGAAGCGATCGGACATGACATCCACCTGTGGTACGACGATCTGCGCCGAGCCCACATGATGTCGAACGGGTTGGCCATTAAAGAATTCCAGATCGCCTGCACGGGCGATGCCGAGGTTGAGACTGCATTTGCCTCGCGCGCCGAGCGTGAAAAAGCGCTCTGGATGATGACATTCCGGGACAAAGCCTTCCGGGATGCCGAACTGCACCTCGCTTTCCAGGCAAAAACCAACGGAAAATACTGGAAGAAACATCGCATCCAGTCCGGCCTCGATCCGACCCGCGACCGGGAAAAGCTGGAATCGTTCTGCCACGAAGTGGCCAAGCTGTACAAAAAGGTCGGCGCGGGCGACGGCACCCACATCGAGATCAGTGAGCGCGCCGCCGACGGCAGTATCCAACTGGCCATCTATGTCGAAGGGCCGGTGACCGCGATCGCCCATTTCTCTGAAAGCAGCTTCAAGCGAATCACCACCCGTATCGCGCTCGAGACCGCATTGGTCTATCACCCGGATTCGGGATTCGTGGAAACCGTCGTGAAAGGCGGTGCCGCCAATCACACCGCCGTGCTCCAGTTATTCGGCACGCATGTCGTCGAGAAGGAAATCGCGCCCGAGGCCATCGAGAAGGCTCGTTTCAAGCTCAATGCACTGCGCGACGGCATGCTGGAACCCTTCGATGACTGGTCGGCGCATGGCGTGGAGAAAGTCCGACTGCGACGTGCGCGATTCAGCCCGAACGGCAGCACCGGCATTTCCTTCGAGATCGAATCCCATCCCGCCAAGGATCAGGACGACGCCATCCGGCTGGCACTCGACAACCTCAAGATTCAGCACCAATTCGAGGCTGAATACAATCTGGTTCGTGCCTGCATCATGGTGTATCCACTGGCCTCCGCCGACAAGCAGGGCGCGCACTTCAGCTTTGACATCAGTTCGGCAGGATCGTCGACCATCAAGAATCTGTCGGCACATAACCAGCAGATCGCCAATGTCGTACTGAAAGCGCTGAACGTCATCGAAGCTGATGAGGCCAACGCATGAGCCAGTCTCAGTGCGATGCAACTGAATTGCTGTGCCGTCTGCTCGATCGGGCAAAGCCGGAGATCAATGGGCTCGCGCTTTGTTCTGGCGAACACGCCGAGGCGGGTCAGCAGCTATTGCGGGAACGCATGCTGGTCATCGGCACGCCTCTCGACTGGGTGACCTGCCCGGAGTGTGGCACAGAGACCGCGCGCGTGGTGCGCGATCTGGCTCACGACACCATCCTGCTGTCCTGCCCCGAATGCGGGGATGTCAAAGCACAGCGTCGTTTGCGGGAAACATACAGACCCAGCCCGAAAAAACTGGTGGATGCAATCGCCATTGGATTGGGACTCTCCCCGACCAGCATCAAACAGATCGAGCCGGATGGCTGCTGGTATCTCGGCACCACCGAGCCCGCACGCGGCAAACCGGTCACATGGTATTTCGCCCGCCATTTACATCAACCCAAGATCGCGCAACGTCTGCGCGATCAGATCGGCCTGGATAAAACCGTCAGCACGTGCCGCATCCTCACCAGCAGTGCATTGCCCTTGCCGGATGGCTCGCCCATGACTGGCCTGGATGTGGTCAATCTGGCAACGGTCGCACGCATCAGCCAGAGCAAATTCGAGTTTTTTGCGAACCGACTGTCTGTACCGGGTCCGCAGGTCATCGAAGAATCCGTATCTGGCACCACCCTGCGCTACGTGGAATCAAAGGGACGGGCATACATCGACGGCAACGCCTACGATCTGGAACCGCGCCAGCAAGCGCTTCTGTCAGCACTGATCAATGATCGCGACCACGAGATGGACAATGACGCACTGCGGTCAGCGTGCAACTCCACCGCAGAAAAGTTTTCGCCGAGCAAGGTGTTTGAGCGGATTCCCAGTGTTTATCGGGCATTCATTCGATACGACCGCACCGACGAACGCTACGCCCTGATCATTCCCGACGAAGACAAGGACTGGCTGCACTAGCCGGTTTCATCCGTACTCCCCCATCACAGCCCGGCATTGGTCATCACCAATCCGGGCTTTTTGTCATTTGTTCGCACGAATCGAATTTGAGGAATGGTTCCGAGGAATCTGCGGAACGGTTTGAGGAATCTCGCTTGAGAAATTCGCTTTACCGATTGGCGGCACTCATTGAGCCCCCCAAACCGGTGACATCGAAACCATCAAGGAGACTCAAATGCAACAAAAAGTCCGACACCTGACGCAAGGTGAACTGGCTGAACGCTGGAACTGCAGCGAAGCCTCTCTCGAACGCTGGCGCTGCGAAGGCATTGGCCCGGTTTTCATGAAACTCAACGGGCGCGTGCTGTACCGCATCGAGGACATCGAAACCTACGAAGCTCAATGTATGCGTTCCAGCACATCCCAACCTCTGGCAGTTGGAGGTGCAGCATGAGCGATCTCATGATCAATACCGGCTCCCTGCCGGAACTCTCCGTCAGCCAGCTTGCCGCCCTGCCGCAACAGCAACTGCAGGAGTTCGACCTGTCGCTCAATCTGCTGGCAACCTGGATCAAGCAGTCGCGCGACCGGCTCAATACCGCGCTGGAGCAACGCTACGGCGAACAGGCCCGGCAGTCACTGCAGGAATCCGGACGCGATTTCGGGGTGACGCACATCGACGATGGCGCGCTGCAAGTGACCTATGAGTTGCCCAAGCGCGTGTCGTGGGATCAGCAGCGTCTGGCCGAGATGGCGGAACGAATCGCTGCCGCAGGAGAAAACGTCGCAGATTTCATCGACGTCGAGTATTCCGTATCGGAGTCCCGTTTCAAGAACTGGCCCGCCACGTTGCGCGAGCAGTTCGAACCGGCACGCACCGTCAAACCCGGCAAGGCCGGTTTCCGTCTGGCATTGGTGGAAGGAGGTGCTGCATGAGCCTGCCCATCATCTCTGCCGATCAACGCCGCGCCGAGAAGCGTGGCGTAAAGATGGCCCTGCTCGGCAAGAGCGGCATCGGCAAGACCTCGCAACTCAAAACGCTAGGCACCGACATCACGCTGTTCATCGATCTGGAGGCAGGTGACCTAGCCGTGGCCGACTGGTCCGGCGACACAATTCGCCCGCGCACCTGGCCGGAGTTCCGTGATCTGGTGGTGTTCCTCGCCGGACCCAATCCGGCTCTGCCCGCCGATCAGCCGTTCTCGCAGGCGCACTTCGACCATGTCTGCCAGACCTATGGCAACCCGGCACAGCTCGACAAGTACGAAACCTACTTTTGCGATTCGATCACGGCGCTGTCCCGTCTGTGTTTCACCTGGGCTAAGGCACAGCCTGCCGCGTATTCCGAGCGCACCGGCAAGCCGGACAGCCGGGGTGCATATGGATTGCTCGGGCAGGAAATGATCACCGCGCTCACCCACCTGCAGCACGCACGCGGCAAAAACGTGGTGTTCGTCGCCATCCTCGACGAGAAGATCGACGATTTCAATCGCAAGGTGTACGTGCCACAGATCGAGGGCAGCAAGACCGCGCTCGAGTTGCCCGGCATCGTCGATGAGGTCGCCACACTTGCTGAAATAAAGGCTGACGACGGCAGCAGTTACCGCTCTTTTGTTTGCCACACCCTCAACCCATGGGGCTTTCCCGCCAAGGATCGTTCCGGTCGCCTGGACGTACAGGAAGAACCCCACCTCGGACAGCTGATCGCCAAGTGCGCAGCAGCCAAGCACACCACCTATTTTGAAAAGGAATAAATCATGAGCATGAACTGGAACGATTTCAACGATGCCGAACAACAGTCCTCCTTCGATCTGATCCCCAAAGGCACTCTGGCCCGTGTGCGCATGACAATCAAGCCGGGCGGCTTTGATGACGCTGCACGCGGCTGGACCGATGGCTACGCCACCGAGAGCTTCGACACCGGCTCGATCTACCTCGCCGCCGAGTTCGTGGTACTGGAAGGCGAATTTGCCAAACGCAAGCTGTGGAGCAACATCGGCCTGCATTCCCCCAAGGGCGATGCCTGGGCCAACATGGGCCGTACCTTCATCCGTGCCGCCCTCAATTCGGCCTATGGCGTGCTGCCGTCCGATCAGTCGCCCGAAGCACAAAACGTCCGTCGCATCGCCAGCTTCGCCGCACTCGATGGCATCGAGTTCGTCGCGCGCATCGATGTCGAGAAAGACAGCAAGGGCGAATTCCGCAACACCATCAAGCAGGTGATCGAGCCCGACCACAAGGACCACGCCCGGCTGATGGGCGTTCCTCCCAAGGCTGGTACAGCACCTGTTGCCGCTGCCCCGCAGGCAAAACCCGCCAGCCACGCACGTCCTGCAGCCGTCGGCAAACCCGCTTGGGCACAGTGAGGAGGGAACGTGAAATGCTGGATTTGTTCACGCGAGGCGCGTGGCTTTGGAATCACCGACACGCGGTATTCCATCGCCGATCCCCGGCGCTACCCGGTAGATTGGGTGTTCTGCTCAAAACGGTGTCAGGACGCATTCCATCGGTTCTACAACCTGCGCATCGACGCGGAAGACAAGGGAAAGGAGCATCCCATGATTGATGCGACCGAATACGAGCAAGCCGCCATCCGCCGTTGCTTGAAAGCCTTCGGCGAAGCGGCGGGTGAAATCGGATACGACAAACCGCTCGGTCAATACTCGGAAACCGAAGCACTCCGGGTCTGCGATGCCATTGTTTCCTGCTTTGTGGACGCGATGGCAGAACGGCACGCCTCGACGGCATTCCCCGCAGTGCGGGGTTTGCCGAACGTCGTGCAGGATTCGTTCGCCGACCTCAAGAGCGATCTGCCTTGGGAGGAATCTCAGCCTCAGAAAGGCGGTGCGTGATGCTGGATTTCAATCACCGCCCCAAGGTGCATGAGATCGTGACGGCGCATATCGATGCGGCGCTCGCCACCGAACGTGCCGGGCAAGCTCGCCGTACCTACCTCGGCGCATCCCGTCTGGGCGTGGCCTGCGATCGGGCGCTGCAATATGAGTTCGCCGGAGCCCTCGTCGATCCTGGTCGGGATTTCGATGGCCGGGTACTGCGCATCTTTGAGGTGGGGCATGTGCTGGAAGATCTGGCGATCCGCTGGCTGCGTCTGGCCGGATTCGATCTGCACACCCGCACCCGCTCGGGCGGCCAGTTCGGATTCTCGGTATGCGACGGGCTGATCCAGGGACACGTCGACGGCATCGTCATGGGTGCGCCTGCCGATCTCGGCTGGTCGTTTCCGATGCTGTGGGAGTGCAAAACCATGAACGCGCAGAACTGGCGCGATTGCGTGAAACGCGGTGTATCGGTGGCCAAGCCGGTCTATGCCGCGCAAATGGCGATCTACCAAGCGTACATGGAATCCACGATTGAGGGCATCAGCCGCCATCCCGCACTGTTCACCGCGATCAACAAGGACACGCAGGAACTGTGGTTCGAGTTGGTGCCGTTCGATGCGGTGCTGGCGCAACGCTCATCGGACCGCGCTGTGAAAATCATTGCGGCCACCGAGCATGGCGAACTGCTGCCTCGCTCATTCAGTGACTCCGCCCACATCGAGTGCAAGTTCTGCAGTTGGCAGGCTCGCTGCTGGAGGTCCGCATGAATGCCGCCCTGATTCCCAAGCATACACGGCCTCTGGTTGGCATCCGCATCATCGAGCGCGTGCTCTTGCGTCAGGCCTTTGCGCCGGTGCCGGAGGCCAAGCTGATGGTTGCAGTCATCTGTCAGGGCATCGCCGATGCAGTGTCGGTGGACGAATACATCCGGCGCAGAGCGATTCGCTTCCTGCAAGGCCACAACCTCGAGCGTATCGCTGATCTGATCGGCCTGCACCCAGAGTTTGTCAGGCAGTTGGCGCGACAAGCGCGCTACCTGCCGCAGGCCCATCCAACAAACAAAAACAATCATTCAAGAAAGACAGGTGCTAAATGATGGACTTCAACGACACCCCATCGCAGGCAAACCCTCCACGCGAATCGGATCGCGATGCAGTCCGGGATGCTCTGCTGCTCCGTCTGGAGTCGGTGTTGCTCACGCTATTCCCGGCAGGCAAGAAACGCCACGGCAAGTTCTACATTGGCGACGTACTGGGCAGTCCCGGCGACAGTCTGGAAGTCGTGCTCGCCACTGACAAAGCTGGATTGTGGACGGACCGTGCCGAAGGCAGCGGCGGGGATATCTTCGATCTGATTGCGCGCCATCACGGCTGGGATGCCCACACCGATTTTGCGACCGTGCTCGAGCATGCGAGAGATCTGGCCGGTCGCGCACCGATGCAGTCACCGCGCAAGTCCAAACGCGAAGCGCCGGTGGACGATCTTGGCCCCGCCACTGCCAAATGGGACTACCTCGACCGCGACGGCAAACTCATCGCCGTGGTGTATCGCTATGATCCGCCTGGCCAGCGCAAGGAGTTCCGGCCTTGGGACGCCAAGCGTCGCAAGATGGCTCCGCCCGATCCGCGTCCGCTGTACAACCAGCCGGGCATGGCGCTGACCGATACGGTGGTGCTGACCGAGGGCGAAAAATGCGCGCAGGCGCTAATTGGTATCGGCGTGTGCGCCACCACCGCCATGCACGGTGCCAAGGCTCCTGTGGACAAGACCGACTGGTCGCCGCTGGCAGGCAAACAGGTGCTGATCTGGCCTGACCGCGACAAGCCCGGCTGGGAATATGCACAGGATGCCGGTCAGGCGGCACTGGCTGCGGGTGCCACATCGTGCGCCATCCTGCTGCCACCGGAAGATCGTCCAGAAGGATGGGATGCGGCAGATGCCATCGCCGACGGGTTTGATGTGGCCGCTTTCCTTACCAGTGGCCCGCGCATGGAAATGCATCTCCCGGACGACTCACCCGACGAGGAAGTCGATGCTCATTCCGAGCAAACGGTGTGGGGCACGGACGATGCACTCGCGCTCTCCTTCACTCGTCGCTACCACCAGGACTGGCGCTATGTCGCGGCATGGGGCAAGTGGCTGATGTGGGACGGTCAGCGCTGGCGCACCGAGGACACGCTCGCCGCCACCGATCTCATCCGGCATGTCTGCCGCCATGCAGCGCTCAAATCAGACAACCCCAGAGTCGCCGCGAAGCTCGCTGCTGCTAGCACCGTCGCGTCGGTAGAACGTCTGGCGCGTGCGGACCGCCGTCATGCAGGCACGACCGATGAGTGGGATGCTGACCTCTGGCTGCTCAACACACCAGGCGGTGTCGTCGATCTGCGCACGGGGCGGATGCGTCCCCATGACCGGCGCGACCGGATGACCAAGATCACCACGGCCACCCCGAAGGGTGACTGCCCGACCTGGCGGCAGTTTCTCTCGGAAGTAACCGGCGGTGATGCCGAACTACAAACCTACCTGCAAAAAATGGCGGGATATGCCCTGACAGGCTCCACCCGCGAGCATGCCCTGTTCTTCCTGTACGGGACGGGAGCCAACGGAAAGTCGGTGTTCGTGAACACGCTGGCGACGATCCTGGGGGATTACGCCACCAACGCGCCCATGGACACCTTCATGGAAACGCGTACCGACCGTCACCCAACCGACATGGCCGGACTGCGTGGTGCGCGTTTCGTGGCCGCCATCGAAACCGAACAAGGACGGCGCTGGGCGGAATCCAAGGTCAAGAACCTGACCGGCGGTGACAAGATCTCCGCTCGCTTCATGCGGCAGGATTTTTTCGAGTTCTTCCCGCAGTTCAAGCTGTTTGTCGCGGGCAACCACAAACCGGCGATCCGCAATATCGATGAGGCGATGCGTCGTCGGCTGCACCTGATCCCGTTCACCATCACGGTGCCGCCCGAGCGGCGCGACAAGCATCTGCAGCAGAAATTGCTGGCCGAGCGTGACGGCATTCTGGCCTGGGCAATCGAAGGATGTCTCGAGTGGCAGCGCATTGGCCGTCTCGAGCAGCCCCAGCAGGTCGTGGATGCAACCGACGAATACTTCGAATCCGAAGACGCACTGGGACGCTGGCTGGACGAGCGTTGCGTGCGCACGACCAATGCCACCTCGCTGACCGCCGAACTGTTCAACGACTGGAAACAGTGGGCTGACGCGGCGGGTGAATTCGTCGGCTCGCAACGGCGATTCTCCGATCTGCTCATCACGCGCGGATTGAACAAGTGGCGCAACGGCACGGGCATTCGCGGCTTTCGAGGCATCGGCCTGAAGGTGCCGCCCACGCCAGCTTACACCCCCTACAGCGACAACTGACCAAGATGAAACACCAATCGTCTGACGCATTCGACGCATTACATCGTAAGTCTCCATACGTGCGCGTGTGCGCGCACAATATAGGGGTTACGACTAACTGGGTCGATTGCGTCAGTCCCCACCCAAAAAGGACTGACCAAATGAACAAAACCCTACTCGCCCTCGACCTGGGCACCACCACCGGATGGGCGCTGCTCACCCACGACGGCAGCATCACCAGCGGCTCTGCATCGTTCAAGCCACAACGTTTCGAGGGGGGCGGCATGCGCTTCCTCCGCTTCAAGCGCTGGCTGACCGAGATCAAACAATCGGCTGACGGACTGGATGCCGTCTACTTCGAGGAAGTGCGTCGACACCTGGGCGTCGATGCTGCGCACGCCTACGGCGGATTCATGGCGCACCTAACCGCCTGGTGCGAGCACCACCAGATCCCGTATCAGGGCATTCCTGTCGGCACGATCAAGAAACACGCGACCGGACGTGGCAATGCCAGCAAGGATGAAATGCTGGTAGCAGCACGTGCTCTTGGCCACAGCCCCGCAGACGACAACGAAGCCGATGCGCTGGCCTTGCTCGACTATGCCCGCAAGCTGGAGGTGTGAGATGAAACCACAACCCTACCGCTGCCCGCTGGGCAAACTGCAACCCAACGTCACCGATCTGGAAGCCATGAAACAAGCCGGGTGGCGCGAGCAGCACATCCTGGTGGTGAACGAGGCCGATGATCGGCTGGATTTCGTCGAACGTGAGATTGTGCGCCGGATCGGCGAACGGCTGTATGGAGGGAAGCGCCATGGATGACTGGACACCCGAAAGTGTCGCGGCAAGATTTGCCGAGGCGGCAGAGACTGCCAGACGTCTACCTCCCGCAAAGGTGCAGGGTTACCTCAACGTCTGGCCCATCCTGCTGCGCATGGCACCGGAACACCGCCCTGATGAAGAGGAGCGCCGCTTCCCACCCTCACCCGCAGCGGTCGATCGGATGCTGGAAGCGATGCGCTGGATGCAGATTCTGGATGTCGAATCGCGGCACATCGTGTGGATGCGAGCCGATCACTTCGAGTGGTCACAGATCGCCAAACGCTTCGGTTGTGCCGTGCGCACCGTCCAGCGCAGGCGGAACATTGCCCTGTCGATACTGGCCGAAAACCTGAATGGTGTGCGTGTAGTTGCGGCAAGTTGCAAAGTGGTGAGCAACCATGCGGAAATGTGAGTATTGGCGGGGGTTTCAGGCCGATTTAAGGGTGTCGCATTTCGGGAAGATTTTGCGTATATTCCTGCCATGGTCGAAGTTTGCACGACCACCTCCGACAAACAACCAACCGCCCCTCCGGGCGGTTTTTTTACGCACATGCAAAACCTCAATATCGAATACCGCCTGGTCGATTCGCTGGTGCCCTACGTCAATAACGCGCGCACCCACAGCGATGACCAAGTAGCGCAGATTGCAGCCAGCATCCGTGAGTTCGGCTGGACCAATCCCCTCCTGGTGGATGGCGAGCGTGGTGTCATCGCTGGGCACGGCAGGCTCAAGGCAGCCCGCGTACTGGGGCTGACGGAAGTGCCCGTGATCGAGTTGTCGCATCTGTCGGCAGCGCAAAAGCGCGCCTACGTGCTGGCTGACAACCGACTGGCCGAGAATGCCGGATGGGACAAGGAACTGCTGTCGCTCGAGTTGAGTGAGTTGCAGGTCGCCGACTTCGATCTCGGCCTCCTCGGCTTCAGCGACGACGAACTGGACGATCTGCTGAATGCGGGCGAG